CGCTACCGCCCCGGAGGCTGGTTTGCGCCAGCGGGCACGAACCTCGAACCGTTCCGGGAAAAAGGCTGGCTGTAGGTCTCCGGAAACGGGATCGCGCTGCCCTGGATTCTGATAATGACACGCCCCGGAAGCGACTCGGACGACGGTGACAAACAGTCTGCGCCCGCGAATCAGTGCCCGTCATGCGCCACGTCGAGATCGCCGAATCGCGTGAACTCCGCCTCGAAGAAGAGCTGAATCGTTCCGGTCGGTCCGTGGCGCTGCTTGGCGATGATAAGGTCGGCCTTGTTGTGCGCCTTGGCCATGTTCTGCTGCCAGGCGTCCATCGCCGACTGGAACTTGTCCCCATTCTCGAACGCGATCTCTTTCGGGATCTTCTGCTCCAGGTAGTACTCGTCCCGATAGATGAACATCACCGAGTCGGCGTCCTGCTCGATGGTGCCCGACTCGCGCAGATCCGAAAGCTGAGGGCGCTTGTCCTCGCGGCTTTCCACCGCACGCGAGAGCTGCGACAGCGCGATCACCGGCACCGCCAGCTCCTTCGCGATGGCTTTCAGTCCCTGCGTGATCTGGCTGATCTCCAGCACGCGGCTTTCCGGGCGTGTCCCGGCGGCGGGGCGCATGAGCTGCAAATAGTCGACCACCACCAGCGCCAGTCCCTTGGTGCGCTTCAGCCGCCGGCAGCGGGTGCGCATCGCCGACATGGTGATCGCCGGCGTGTCGTCGATCTGGATCGGCAGCCCGACCAGCTCGCGCGAGACCTGCACGAACTTGTCGAAGTCGCGCTGGCCGATGTCGCCACGCCGGATGCGGTCACCGGAGATTTTCGCCTCCTCCGACAACAGGCGGGTGGCGAGCTGTTCCGCGCTCATTTCCAGCGAGAACACCGCCACGCAGGCTTTTGGCACACCGGCCGGATCGGTTGCGTGCGCCTCGGCGAGCAGCGCCTTGGCGGCGCCGAACGCGATCTTGGTCGCCAGCGCCGTCTTCCCCATGCCGGGTCGCCCGGCGAGGATCATCAGGTCGGACGGGTGCAATCCGCCCATCTTGGAATCGAGATCACGCAGCCCGGTAGTCAGGCCGGAGACGTGGCCGGGCCGCTTGAACGCGCGCTCCGCGCCCTGGATCGCGGTCGCCAGAGCCCGCTCGAAGCTCATGAAGCCGGCGCTGGTCGTGCCTTCGGTGCCGAGCGTGAACAGCGCGTGCTCGGCCGCCTCGATCTGCTTGGTGCCGTCCAGCTCGGCCTCGGCGCCGAACGCGTTGTTCACCACCGTCTCGCCGAGATCGATGAGCTGGCGGCGCAGCCAGGCGTCGTAGATCGCCCGGCCGTATTCGCCGGCATTGATAATGCCGACCATGGCGGTGAGAAGCTGCGCGAGATACGCGGTGCCGCCAACCTCCTCAAGCACGCCGGAGTGCTCGAACTCGGCCTTCAACATCACCGCGTCGGCGAGCTGCCCGGCTTCGAGGCGGCGCACGATGGCCTGGTAGATGCGGCCGTGGATCGGGTCGGCGAAGTGCTCCGGCGTGAGGAACTCGGAGACGCGCTCATAGGCTTTGTTGTTGGCGAGCAAGGCTCCAAGCAGGGCCTGCTCGGCCTGCAGATTAGATGGGGGCAGACGCTGCGAGAGCCCGAGCAGCGGTGAGTCGATGGTGTTCATTACCAGACCAGCCCTTGCGCGTCAGTGGCCGATGCTTGCCCCGTTCCGCTCGGCTGCGCGGAGGAGCGAAGCCCGCTTCGGCATCCCACTGTCTAGCTGACGATGCCCGAGTCGCGGCAGGCGATCAGGACAGCCACTCGCGCAGTTTCGACCAGCGCCGTCGTGCGCCATGGTTTCGTACTGCAATCGCAAGCGCCTTGCGTTGTCCGACCAGCACCACCAGCCGTTTGCCCCGCGTCACGCCGGTGTAGAGCAGATTGCGCGCCAGCATCGGGTAGTGCTGCGTTGTCACCGGGATGACCACCGCCGGGTATTCCGAGCCCTGGCTCTTGTGAATCGTCGTCGCATAGGCGAGCACCAGCTCATCCAGTTCCCCGAAGCCGTAGGTCACCTCCCGGCCATCGAAGACGACGATGAGTTCCGATTCCTCCATGTTGATCCGGCTGATGATGCCGAGGTCACCGTTATAGACCTCCCGGTCGTAGTCGTTTTCGATCTGCATCACCTTATCGCCGGGGCAGAAGGTCCAACCGAACCGTTCCACGCGGGTCTCGCCCGGCGGATTGAGCACTTTCTGCAGCTCGATGTTCAACGAGCGGGCACCGAGGCCGCCACGGTTCATCGGGCACAGCACCTGGATGTCACGCACCGGGTCCAGGCCGAATGCCTTCGGAATGCGCTCGTGGACAATCGTCAGCAGCTTCTGCACCCCGTCCTCGGGATCGGCGGCATCGACAAAATAGAAGTCCGACCTGGCGCCGGTTTGCTCCAGCTCCGGCATCTGGCCGCGGTTGATACGGTGTGCGTTGACGATCACCCGGCTTTCCGCGGCCTGGCGGAACACCTCCGTCAGCCTCACCACCGCGACGGCGCCGGAGCCGATAATGTCGCCCAGCACCTGCCCGGGGCCGACGGAAGGAAGCTGGTCGACATCGCCCACGATCAGCAACGCCGCGGCGTCGGGCAGGGCGCGCAACAGCGAACGCATCAGGGGAACGTCCACCATGCTGGTCTCGTCGACCACCAGCAGATCGCAGGCGAGGGGGTTGGCGTCGTCGCGCCGGAAGCCGCCGGTCTTGGCGTCGGTCTCCAGCAGGCGATGGATCGTCTTTGCCTCGAGACCGGTGCTCTCCGACAGGCGCTTGGCGGCGCGTCCCGTCGGCGCGCACAGCGCCACGACAACCTGCTTGGCCATCAGGATCTTGAGGATGGCGTTGACCAGCGTGGTCTTGCCCACCCCGGGGCCGCCGGTGATCACCAGCACCTTGGTGGATACCGCCAGCACGACCGCCTGCTTCTGGCTTTCTGCCAAAGTCAGGCCCGTCTTGCGCTCGACCCAGGGTATCGCCTTGTCCGCGTCTATTGAGCCCCACGGAGTCCCGTCGGCAGTGAGGCGCCGCAGCCGTTCGGCGATTTCTTGCTCGGCCCGGTAGAGGCGGGGGAGGAACAGACAGCGCCGGCCATCCAGCGTGTCATCGATCACCTCGCCGGCCTCGAGCTCCAGGGACACCGCCGTTTCGATCAGCGCGGCCGACACCTCGATCAACTTCTCGGCCTGAGACGCGAGATCCTCCGCCGGCAGCCCGCAATGACCTTCGTCCATCGCCTCGGCGAGCGTGAAACTGATGCCGGCCCGGACCCGGATCATTGCCGTCTTCTCAATCCCGAGCCTGGCAGCGATCTGGTCCGCCGTGCGAAAGCCGATGCCGCGGATGTCGCGCGCCAGGCGATACGGGTTCTCGCTGATCAGCTGGATCGCCTCGGTGCCGTAGGTCTTGTAGATCCTGACCGCGCGGGACGTGCCGACGCCGTGGGCATGCAGGAACAGCATGATCTCCCGGATCACTTTTTGATCCGCCCAACCTGCGATGATCCTGGCTGCGCGCATGGGCCCGATCCCGGCCACCTCGCGCAGCCGGTCGGGTCGCTGCTCGATCATCTCGAACACGGCGTTACCGAATGCCTTGACCAGCCTCTTGGCGTACACCGCGCCGATGCCGCGAATCATCCCGGATCCAAGATACCGCTCGATCCCCTCCAGCGTGGTTGGTTGACTGGCTTTGAGGAAGGCGGCGCGAAATTGGAGTCCGTGGGTTCGGTCATTGGTCCACGTTCCGGTGAGCTGCACGAACTCTCCGGCGGCGATCAGCGGCGCATGGCCGATGACCGTGATCAGGTCTCTTTGACCACGCGCCTTGACCCGCAGGACGCAGAAGCCGTTCTCCGGGTTGTGGAACGTCACGCGTTCAACAACCCCGGCAAGCGCTTCTGCGGTCGGTGTCTGCGCCACGCCTGCGGTCATGCCCCTGTCCACGTTCCAACGCCCGCCGAGCCACCATCCGGTGCGCGGCTGGCCGCAAGCATCACCGGACGACGCTCCGCCGAATCGCCACCACCTCCATCGTGGTGCCGGCGAAACCGGCAGCATAGGACATTCCGAAGTCAATTCGGATGCTCGGCTGTCGGCGTGCGGCTACTGCAGCACTGTCTGCGGCCGGCGTGATCATTGATCTGGAAGGGTCGCCGAGCGGCACGGGCTGACGAAGACAGGGCGGGCCTCTGTGAGGACCTGCAGACCGGCCTGCTCAAGGCTCCGCAGCAGCTCCGCGTCGCCCAAACGAAGGTAGCGACCGAGCAGTTGGACGTACAGCCCCATGAAGACCGGCCCATGGCCGTCGGAGTGCCCGTCGTGCGTGGCGCTCAGTGCGTGGGCGATCTCGTGCAGCAGGCACCAGGACGGGGTGAGGC